TTGGGATTGTTGCTCTGCTTGTTGCTGTTGGGCAATGCGTTGCTGTTCATTCCTGACTACTGCTAACTGCTTCTCACGCTGGCTCTGTTCAGCTACCGCTACCGCATAACCGATAGGGTCTGTTTCCTTTAAAACTTCTAAGTCCACACCCTGATGTTGCTGCGTAAGGAAGCTATCCAACGCTTGCAACTTCTGGGCGTATGCCTGTCGCTCTTGTTTCACATACTCTAAGTGACTACGTTCAGCTTCAATCGCTTTACGCTGTTCAGCTAGAGCCTGAGACTTTTTAGTGTAGTCCGTACCTTGTTGATAACCTTTAATGAGTTCGTCTAGTTCTACTTCGACTTCCTCACCAGATGCCTTGACTTTATATCTAGGCTTTGGCTGTTCATCTTCTTCAGAATACTCAACTTCATCAGTCTCTTGAAGTTCCTCTGTTTGACCTTCGGCTTGGCTGTTGTCAGCTTCCTCAGAATCACCCATCAAACCCTCAAACGCTGAAGCGGCTTGGTTTACATCTAGGCTTTCACTCCCATTAGGGTTGGTGTTTTCCATTTGTCATCTCAATAATCACCAGAAACCTTCTGGACGGAGGGTAGGGTAAACCCTACAGAATCTTCCACTTTTTCTCTTTAATCACAGTTTCCGAGGCTAAACCTTCTAGGTGTCCTGTAATCAATTCAATAGTCTTTATGTGCCGATAAGCGTCTTCACGCCTATCACATTCTTCTGCACTTGTGTTAATTATCACACTAATCTGCTGATTTTTCAAGTTATCTATAACTTCTTTGAAAAAGTCATCATTTAGTAAGTTTTTAGCCCATTGAGCCAAAACTGCTTTGTCGTTATTCAGCAAGGATAGCCCTCGTTATGGTTGGGTTGGGTTTTGCTACACCGCCAATTGGAGTAAACAAGTTAAAGTAACTGTTACCCCTAGCAGTACCTAAATCACTTATTGGGTTAAATGTAGAAGTACCGCCACCAGACCTAGCCAGCAATGTATCTCTGGCTTCTGTATCACCAAGTTCAGCCAATACTCGCAGTTGATTTACTTCTAAACTGTCATAGGCAGCACCTGCCCTTTTTCTGCTTGTGTCAGCAGTTCCAGCTAAATTGGCAGCACCTAATAGACCATACTCGCCTACAGTACCCTCTGGGGTGTTTAGCAAGCCATTAACAATGTCGCCAATGGTGTAACCAGTTAGATTGCCAGCAATACTATTAACAAGGCTCAATGTGGGGTTTGTAAGCCCAAGCAAAGCATTAACTGTCAAAGGTGTATTGTCTGAGGCTAGACCTAACCCTGCGGCTAAGACGTTCCCCGCTGGCCCTGCCGCCAACATTGCTATCTTTGTACCCAAGTTAATTACATCTTGGTCTGTCTTAATGTCAGCAGCAGAACCAATTAGGTTTAGTGCAATAGCTGTTTTAACTAGGTCTGAGTTACCCGCTAAAGCAGCTATCGGTGCTACTGCCCCTGCAACATTGGCTACATCTGTTCCTGTGACATTAGTGCCAAACAATCCTGTGTTTACTCCAGATGTACCGCCTATAGTGCCACCAACATTAGTAAAGTCATTGTTATAGACAAGCGTATTGTCAATTGCTGTGTTACCAGTAATCTTGCCTGTAGATGTGTCAGCACCAGAAATAATCCCAGAATCTACACTAGCTGCTGCATCTGGATTCTTAATTGCCGTCATGGGTGTAGGCAGAACTCTTGGTTGTGCTTGCAACAACGAGCCATAAGCAATTCTAGGTTGGTCAGGCAACTGCTCACCCAATGTATCTAGCAATGAACGTGTAGGTAAAAACCCTAACTGTGGTGCGTATTGGCTTTGGATACCAGAAATAATGTCCTGATAAGAAGCATCTTTAGGATTACTTCCACCAACAATCCCAAGCAGTTGTTCGTAGTTCATGGTCTTATTACTTAGAAATCAGGCTTAATACGTTGTTCAATGATGGTGTCGCAGGTTGTTGTGTTCCAGTTGGGTTATAGAAAACACCACCTCTATTGCCTGTAATATAAGCCATATCAGCATCAGACAGTCCAAACTTGGTTTGCATAGCAGGTGCTGTAAGTTGATTCAATTGAGTAAGCCTGTTGAACTCAGACATATCACCAGAACGATAAGCATTGTATGCAGCAGATTCTGGTGCTGAATAATTTACGCCATCAACAGTAACAGGTCTAGCAGCATTAGAGTTAATCATGCTAATGATGCTTTGCGTAGTAGGACGATTAGCAACCATCTCACTAGCTAAACGCTTGGATTCTGCAAAGGATGGAAACAACTCACGAAACTGACCTGTTGGAGTTGCAGCTTGGTTTTGGTTGCCAGCGATAGTATTTATTATGCCTGTAATTCCTGTCCCTGTGCCTGTTCCAGTAGGCGAGTAAAACTTACCACCAACATTGTTTGTTATCCACGCAATGTCAGCATCTGTTAAACCAAACTTAGACTTTACATCTGCACCAGTTAACTTGTTAGCCGCCAATAGACGATTAACTTCAGCTATGTTGCCACTACGATAAGCGTTATACAACGCTGCGTCTGATGCAGAATATAACTTATCACCAATTTTTACAGAGCCATCAGCATTGACTACTGCGCCAGCAGCATAGTTATTTGCACCGCCAACATTATTTAATAAACCTTTAGAAGCGTTTAAAGCGTTTACTCTATCAATTTCTTCAAGTCTTGCTTTTTCTGTATTCCACGCATCTGTTGCTTTTTTAACGTAACTAGGATTTTCTGCAAAGAAAGCAGTTGCGTTTGTGTCGCCAGTACCTATCTGAGAACCCAACATAGCCAATGTATATGGGTCATTAGGGTTAAAGTCTGGATTGTACCGAGTTAGTGTTTTAACTTGACCAGTTATAGGGTCAGTAACAGATTGTTGTGGGCCTTTTGTTCTCAGTTCATTTTGAGCCGCAGCACGAGCCGCATCAACTTGCAATTGATAGTCAGGTGTACCAGACACACGATTTGCCATGTAATCAGCAGCGTCCCATTGACCTTGAGCATTAAAGCCAGCGAGGGTATCAAAAGCCGCATTGATTTGAGCATCTGACAAGCCTAGAGATTTACCAGCACTTGTTAAAGCAGCTTGAGAAAGGCTAGGTTTTAATCTTAATTCCTCCGCAAGAGCAGCGTTAATTTGTTCTTGCGTGTACTTTGTAGTCGCCATGATTAACCTCTAATCTCTACGTTGGATGTTATGCCAGCACCAATCTTCATTGCTTTCAATTGTGCTTCTGCTTCAAACTCTTGTTGCTTCAATGCAAAGTAAGCCTGTTGTTTCTCACGCTCTAATTGCAACTTAGCCATCTCTTTCTCACGCATCAATTGCATTTCAAGAGCAGCCTTCTGTTGCGCCATCTGCATATCAATCTGCATCTGCTGTTGTTGCATCTGCAAGTCAGCTTGTGCTTTAGCTTGGTTGGCTTGTATCTCAGCTTGAGTCTTAGCCATCAATGCCTGTATCTCTGGAGGCATTTGTTGTTGCTGTGGAGGAGGATTACTTAACGCTTGGTCTTGCTCTGGCGTAATAGCTTTGTAGAACTCAGCACTATCCTTAAACCCAGCAATCTCTACCATGCGCCCCAATGTGCCACGATACTGAGCAGGGGAAACGTAAGGATTGGCGGGGCCATACTGAGCAATCAACTGCTCTTGTTTAGCAAGAACCATAGACAACATAGCCATCTGCTCTTGTCGGTTACCAGCACCTAAACCTACATTGATAGAAACATCGTATTGGTTAGCCCATGTTCTAGGGTCAAACTCTACGAATTCTCCTCTCATACGCACCAAACGAGCCTTGTCTTGGTACTTACAGAGCAAATGTAGTATGCCCTTAAACAATGACTTAACGCCTGTCTCAGCAAAGATTCGAGCCATCAGTTCAATCTTACCTGCGCCAGCTTGTTGCATAGAGGCAACCGCAGCAGCAGTCACGTTCTGCAAGATAGCAGGGTCTAAGCCTTGTGAAGCATCAGACACGCCAGTACGCTTAGACTGTACTGTGTCCAGATACTGAAGCATTGGGAAAGCCTGATTCGCCACGTTCTGAACAACCAACTGTTGCACAGCACCTTGTGACTTAGCACGAATAACACCACCAGCAGTAGAAGTCAGCAAGTCATCAAGGTTTACTTGACCTTCCACCGCAACCACACGAGCATTGTTTGTCAGATATAAGTTATCCAACATCTGACGAGTGATAGTAGTCTTGATTAACTGTAGGTCAACTGTTCTGTCAGCTAACGAGTTACCAAAGAACTTGTGTGGGATTGGGATAGGACAGATTGAGTGGAAAGGAACATAGTCCACTTCCTCAACCATCTCCTTACCACCTTCATCTTGCAGAATCTCATTAGAAGCGTAGAAGACTTGAGTCAGAGCAATGCCCTTGCCATTCATATCAGTTTTGACATAACACTCAAAGACCTCAATCTCTTGCATAGATGGGTCATCAGTCTGAGTTTGGTAAGGTTGCTCACCTGCTGCATAACGAGCCACACGCTCTGGTGTGTATGCCAAAGCATCACCCATCTGCAAGCCTTCAACTTGCTTCTTGTTAAAGCCCATAGCAACCAAGTCACTACGAGTCAACATCTGCCTGTGGGCTACGAAAGGTGAATCAGCAATAGTTCTAGCTTTCTTGCTAATCAAGAACTCCTCTGGAGGAACATTCTCAATCGTGACTTTGCCTGATTTCTTCTTTTGTTGCACCACAACATTGTGTGTAGCACCCATCACAGGCATACCCATAGGGTCTATAACTGGCTGACCCATTGGGTCAAATATTGGGAACTCAGTCGTATCTTGCTCGACAATCTCCATAGTCTCATCACTCATCAACATTGCTAACTCATCGTTAGTCAAGTCAAAGTAACGCTCTTTGGTAATGTCTTCTTTGTCTTCCCAATACGCTTTTAGGATGCCGTTCTTTTGAAGCAAAGCATCTTTGAACCAATCATGCAGAATGGATACGCCTTCGTTATCACGGCTAAAAACCCAATTGCAATACTGTGTCGCTTGTTTTGCGGATGCTTCATCGGCAGGGCCTTGAGGCTCGAAAACTACAATATCATCTGAGCCTGTGAAGATACGAACTAGGGAAGGCAAAGCACCATCAATGGCTTCTGCAACTTCACCTGTAACGATTGAAGACTTACCTTCTACCTCATTCCCATAAGGTTGACGGAGATACGCTTCTAAAGCCTGTTTGCGCTGCTCTACTGTTTCACTCTCAATAAAGCCAATAGCGTCATCAATTTCAGCTTGCAGTATCGACTTCAAGTCGTTCGTTTCCATGTGCATCCTTTGGAGGGCGACCAAGTTTCGGTCTTGGTGAGGATTGTAACTCTTTTACCACATTTTCCAACATTTCGATGCGTTTTTCAAGCTCTTTTACCTTTGGGGCTAGATTTATGCCCTGCATTTGTACATACATTAGACAATCCATTTCGGAGTTTGGTTAATCGGCTTAGACCACGTTGAATGTCCTTCATCCAATCCAAGGGCTAAGTAACGGAACGAATCAGAGCCATGACTTGACCAATCGTGTAGTGGTCTTTCATAGAATATCTTGCGCTTCTCATCGTAATCTCTGCGGTAGTTTCTCAGGCAGTTCAGTCCTGTTTGCACTTTAGGAACATTAAACCAACACCTTGGCAGCAATCTACGGACAGCTTGGATGCCATCATCTAGTCCCATTCTGGGTGCAATCTTGACTTCTAAGCCAGCTTCCTCAAGCATTTCCATTCTGCTCTTACCTGTGCCTAACTCCCTAACTCTTACGTCATGGGGCAGAATATGCTCTGCTTTGAGATAGTCATTGTCCTTAATCCACTTAACGTAGTGGTCTAAACCTACGCCATGATTTTCATAATAATCAATTAGACGCACCTCAGTACCCACCAACTGAGCCACCCAGATAGACGTAGAGTCACCCATTCCTAAGTCCCAAGCAGTAAATGTTCTGCTTAGTTCCTCTCTGGGAATCTCTTGCATATGCTTCTTGTCTTCTAACTCGTTGAGGATTTGCCCATAGTAAGAGCCTTCTACAGCAGCGTCAAAGCTACACTCAAACTCTTGGCGGTACTTATCTTCCCCCATCTCATTCTTAGCAGCCTTCAGTTCTGTGTCATCCACTACCCCTGTCTCTGAGGCTTTGAACTCTAGCAAACCCCATCCATCTTCTTTCTCAGCCCTGTCTCGCAGTTCTTTGAAGTGATTGTGTCCTTTAGGTGTGCCGATGAAAAGACACCAGCCCTGTCTGTCAACCAAGGCAGGTCTGCATATATCTGTCCAAATCTTAGGATTCTGGTCACCTACCTCATCAATGATTACCCCATCAAAGTATTGGCCTCGTAGGGAATCAGGATTGTCTGAGCCATACAGTTGAATACGCCTACCCCAGAAGTCAACTCGTAACTCTGAGATGTTGTTAGTACCGCCTAGCGGAGTAGTGTACTTAACAAGATAGTCCCAAGCTACACGCTTTGCTTGTCCATAGGTAGGCGCAATGTAAGCGTATCTGGGTGTTTCTTTCTCGTTTAGCACCGCCTCACGGATTAAGTGGTTAAGCGCAGCTACAGTCTTACCAAACCTTCGATGTGCAACTACTACTGCAAAGCG